AGCGTTGCCGTTGCCGTTGTTGGCGGGCTTGTTAGCGTTGCCGTTGCCGTTGTTGGCGGGCTTGTTCGCGTTGTTGGCGGGCTTCGCGTTGTTGGCGGGCTTCGCGTTGTTCGTGGGCTGAGAATTCACCATGATCGTTTTATACTAATAATTAAGATTATTTTTTCAACTCACGTTTTTTGAGTGTCGCCTTTAATTCGGACATGAGTTTGGCGCGTGTCGCATTTATGACTGGTTTCCTAGGTGGCTGAGCTGAAGGTGGGGGTGGAGGTGGAGGTGGAGGAGGACCACCCCGGGATGGTACATAAGAATTGGGCACGACGATCGTCTTGCAAATTCGAATCATTTGCTGAGCATTTTTTACACTATTTTCAAAATTCATAGTAATCCTAGAACGAAGTTCCTTGGCTGTGAGCTTTACGCGTTTCCCGCGAACATCTTTCGTAACCCGTAGACCCAACTTCTTAGCCTTCTCTTTCAGGTCCTTGTACTGCATTTAATAGTAACACAGAAAATCGTTCAAAACATCAAAAAATCTGTAAATGTCCTGATTTCCCCGGTATCGATAAGTCTGACAAACTCAATATCTTCTTCTGAAAATAAAAGTGGACTTGGTAAACTCATTGTATACACGCGACATATAGTCAATGTGATATGATCAAAATAAATTAAAATTTCATTGATATCAACCGTATCTATAGCCACCCTAAATTTTCCCACAGACAATTCATAACGACCATCCTGGGTACGAGTAAGTAGCCGTTTCTGTATAAACTCCTCACTGTAGTTACTTGGTGGTGTACATCCAATTTTATGGTCATGTCCTGTGTATCGCATGAGTTTTTGTAAACCTATTGCGAGTTTTTTCAAAAAAATGCGTTTTTCAATACTTAGAGACATATGTTCTATATCAATATAAAATGAGTGAAGTCATAGAATTGAAATATATGATTCACAAGGTATTACTACCCAGGATACGACAACTCGAAGAAGAAGTCGCTACACTCAGGAAACATACATGGCCATATGTTCAGGCTCAGAAAGAACATCATCAATTGGACGACATACATACCAAAATACATTTTTTAAAAAACCTCGATGACGATACGATCAAGGAACTGCTAAGTATCAAATCCATATTTAGTGTAAACCCAAACATGGAATTAATGGAATACGATACGATTACACATCGAATTCTACAGAATAATTTCTGCTAGAATAGTATACAATGGCTCGTAAAAGAAGAGGTAAAGCTGAAGCTACCCGAAGCGGTTCCGCGACAGCTGCTGCATCTACGGCATCTTCTTCCCTTATAAATGCAGCTATCGTATGGTATTTAATGCAGCCAGCGTACCCGGGTGCTGAATTAGCTGATTTATCTTTACCCATGAAATTAGGTGTTGGGTGTTGCGCGTGTTCTCTGCTTTCGTCGATAATACGAATAATACAGTACCTCATACATTTCTTGACTGGTATTAAAACATTTTAAATTTTTTCCCAGTACATAATAAACAATGGGTTCCGCCCTGTCATCCATGTGGTTCTTCGTAAGCCCCATCCCTGATGTGTCTTCTAAAGGTAAACCTAAACCGATTTCCGCGGCTCTGATGCTCTGTAGTTGTATCATTTTAACGATGTCGTTTTATGGTGGATACCGTTTCTGGAGCGAAACATTCCCATTCCCGATGCCGGCTCCATTTTACCCCGGTATGTTACTTGTATGTTGTCTATCTTGTTGCTCGAGTAGTAAGCTTGTTGGACAGGCGCGTAAATTTGCTAAAGTATAACGTGTCTTATTTAAGTTTCAACATATAAAGAGTCTTACGTATGAGGGTGACGATTTCATCTTGAATATTTTTCAAGTGTGTGTCTTTGGGAAGTTTCATAGCTTTCATCCGACGCAGTATATCCTTGAAATATTTCTCACTTGAGGTGGAATCGTTACTGAACCGCTTGTTCATCTGGACGGGTTTGATTTTAGAATATTTACCCATATATGTTTCGGAATATGCATCAATGAGGGGTACGATCCCCGAGTAATACTTCTCCAATGCCTTGTGTTGTGCATATGAATTCGTGTTTAGGTGGAAGTAATGTGTTTGGGTCCTGGAATTCATAAGCATCGCTATGAAAGTATTCACCGCGGTCATTCTATTTTTATTATTAAAGAAGATTTTTTAATAATAAATATATGAGGATATTGTCTATAGACATTGGATATCATAATATGGGACTGGTCGTCGCGGAGACCTCCCGTACAAGTCCAAAATTTAAAATTGAGTTCATGAAAAAGGTAAGCTTGGGAGACTACAAGTTCATACAATCAAATGACTTTGTGGATATCATCCCTTTATTCGTTGAAGATCATAAGGAAATCTTTGACTCGGTCGACAAAATCCTGATAGAGAGGCAACCACCAACTGGTTTCACAAACGTAGAAATTTTACTACATTACATGTTCAAGGATAAGGTTTCTCTAATTTCACCCGTGAGCATGCATACACATTTCGGTATACGACATTTGGATTACGACCAAAGAAAGGAACGGACTATATCAATATCTGAAAAATATTTAGATGATGAAATTCCGTATGACAGGAAACACGACATCGCTGATGCTATATGTATGATCGCGTTTTATACGTTTAGGACTCATGTGCATTTTTTTGATTCATTCAGATTTAAGAAGACGTAGATTTCATTTCTTCGTGGAGAATCGTAAGGGCGTTCTTCACGTGTTCGAACATATCAAAGATTTCATTAACGTTACGTCTCTCTAAAGCACCCTCCAGTTGCTTGATGTTATGTTCGATAGAACGCTTCTCCTCTCGCAAAGAAGCGAGTTTCTCTTCAAGAAGAGCAATCCTGGAATTGATTACATTTGTATTTTTTTCCATATTCTTATCCAGAATATCAATTTGTTGTTGATAATAATCCTTCTGTCTCTTGATAATTTCCCTCTTCACGTCTGAAGTACAATTTTCAATTTGAAAATCGAGTCTTTGTGTTTTTTCTTCAAAGTGCTCAAGTTCTTGCATGTAGGATGTATGATACAGGTCTAGGTTGTATTTAAGGTGCTTGATTTCCTGTTGAATCTTGGTATCCATTATAATATACAGTCGTTTCAAATCTTTATATTATAAAAATAATGTGGATATACAGTAAATGCCAACGACCAAGCAGATTCAGGATGCTCGCAAGAAGTTGAAAAAGATGCCTAAACCTAAGGGTAACGCCCCCAAGATACCGTCAAGTGCGCTTCTTCGTCTCATCGCGAATGATCCCAAAATTAAGCGTAACCGTGAATTTGTTAAGCGCGTGCACGAACTTATCAAGAACGGTAAATAAATTACTTTACAATTTTACCACTCGCGACTTTACACATATCTTTTATCATGTTATCAAAATGCCCAAGCCTGTACTGCGCTATACCCCAAAGTATGAAAAAGACAGTTTTTGTAAGATGATTGATTTCGTTCTCTTCCATCTTATAGATTGGTCCAACTACCCGACCCATGAAGGTTTTCTCCTTTTTCTGCCCTGTGATCATCATCTCAGCCTGAGTCAATGCACATGTGTCGTCGTTGACCGACCAATGATAAAAAATGAAAGGTATGAGAACCGAATAGAATTCTAGATTTCTACGATCATTCGTGAACGGGATAATCAAGATCCACAAAAGAAAGACAAGATGAATGATAAAAATTATATTCATTTATTATAAGATGAGCGTAGAAATTAATATGGAAGAATCATGGAATGAATACCACGAAGATGTACTTCGTCAGTGGGGAGAGGCGTCGGCTTGTTACAGATACATGCACCATCGCGCATTTTTAATGTACAAAAAATTAAGTCTACGATTTAATTTACCCGTGATTGTCTTGTCGACAATTACAGGCACCGCAAATTTTGCCCAAAGTACGTTACCCGCGAGTATACAACCCGCGGCACCGTCCATTATCGGTGGCTTAAATCTTATCGCTGGGCTCATCGCGACGATTATGCAGTTCCTCAAAGTGAATGAATTGATGGAGAATCATAGAACGTCTGCCTTAGGTCACGGAAGTTTGTCGAGAAACATTCGTCTCCAATTATCCCTACCACGTGTTGAGCGTAAAAAGGAAGGTCTGAAGTTTGTTGAAGAATGTAAAGCTGAATATGATCGTTTACTCGAACAATGTCCTGCTATTCCCAAAAAGATTTTATTAAATTTCGATAATGAATATCCACTGGACAGTGTGTTTACGAAACCCGAAATATTAAATGTGCGCCCAATACCAAAATTAAAGTTACCAAAGACGATTGAACCCATTCATGCCATAACCAAGAATACCCCATTTGAACGAGTCGGGGAATTTTTAATTCCTAAGCAGGAGGAGGAAGAGGAAGAGTATGAGGAAGGGGAAGAGGAAGAGGAAGAGGAAGAAGAGACAGACGTCGAGCAAGGTAAACCAACAGAATAAACATCGCAAGATTGGTAAGGAATACAGATGCTATGAATGGAAACATTTTCCTTTTTAAAGGTTCCATGACACGTTTATGTAGTGCGTCATTTTGCAACACCAAATCTATCGCCTGATTAGTAAGATCATCGATGGACTCCTTCATTAAGATAATTGAGCAAAAAAAAAGCCCGGTTGTTACAACAATACATACGAAACAAATTGATCTCATTCGTAAGTTCATAAGTGAGGGTAAGAACGTGTTCATATGTGGAGCCATTGGAGTTGGCAAATCGTTTATTCTCCAAAAGGTATTGGAGGGAACAAATCATGTTGAACTACAACCTTCACACCTAAAGCGTGATTCACCTTTTTTACCATTTATTAAACCAACTCGGAAACATGTATTCATAGAAGATTATGACAGTGTATTCAAACCATTGGTTGAAGAAGTTTCGGATGGAAACAAACTCACCCGAGGTTCTCTTCTGATCACAACCACGAACATGTGTATGTTTCCAAATTTTGAAACTGTGTTCGTTCCGAAACATAAACCCGAGGTTTTGATGACTCTGGTAGAGAAGGATGGGGTCGAGATCTATAACGCCGCTGTGAGATCAGCTGGAAATATTAGGAACTTTTTTACATATATTGATGGCTATGATGAGATGGATGACTTTCAAACACCGAAAGATTTCATAGCTGACGTGTTAACTGACCCAGCTCCGATTGAGATAATGGATAGTATACCCGAACATGGTCACATTTGGGATATATTTCAAGAGAATTACATCGATTCTAAAGGTGTGGACGTAGTCAGGTCTAGTGATTCATTCTCATTCGCAGATGTTTTAGACAATCATATTTACAAATCAACCAACTGGCACATGATGCCGTATTTTGTGCTACATGCGTTGACTATACCAAAGTCATGTTTGGGTGAACCACTCGACCGAAACAAAATCAGACCAGGGAGTTGTTGGACAAAATTGGGAAATTATAGGATGCGAAAACAAAAATATGATGGTATTCGTAGAAAGTCTAGGATGGGTCTCGGTGTAGAAGAAATGTGTCTATTAAAGAATTATGCAGAAAAGGGAGACCTAAGTAATCTGATCGAATACGGAATCACACCACAAGATTTCGACGTGATTAATCATCTCGCAGTTGGAAACAACTTAAAATCAAAAGACGTCACAAGAGTAAAGAAGGCACTCAAAAATGCCTACGACTGAAGATGAAAAGGAGACAGAAGTCACCGAGTGCGTGAAGATTGTAGGTAACGAGATTCTATTCTATGGGGACATCGATACTGATAATGCCCTTGAGTTTGTAGAAAAATTTAAGAAACTCGAGATTGAAATGTTGAAGCGAAAAGCAGAACTCGTGGGGTATGATCCACAAATTCGCGTGCACATCATGAGTGGTGGTGGCGACATCTTTTCCGGTCTAAACATGATGAATGTTCTTGAACGTGCCCGAGTGAAGGTTGTGACTGTCGCACAGGGGTCATGCTGTAGCGCCGCTACATTCGTGTTTTTGGGTGGTTCAG